TAAGAACTTCACAGCCGTTCGTAAGTGGCTTGGAGAGTCTGACATCGAACCTACCGAATTCTTCCGTGCCTTCTTCGATAAGGCCGAAGATCATATTGGTAAAGGTAGCATGCCGCAGTTGGTGCTACACCTCGCAAAGTACCAGTATCAAAATGCATTCGCTGCAGATCCTGAGATCAACCTCATGGCATGTCTGACCGAGATCATGGCTGACTGCGAGTTTCTGTGATCTGGTTCAATCGAAACAAAACATGTGCCGTCTGTGAAGATAAGTATCTGAAGAGTGTACCATTCCACGAAATGCAGGTAAATACTGATGAAGGTGTGGTTTCTCTTGAGATTTGTGATAAGTGTGCAGATTTCTTTGACAAGTCTGCAGACGTGATAATGAAAGGCCGTAGCGATGAAACCGTTCGACTTCGTAAGTTCGATCAACTCGACCAAGAAGAACCTGATGAAAGGTACGGAGAATGACACACTCGCCGAGAAGACTTACAGTCCTTGGCTAACGAATCGTTCTCTGTCCTACTTTGCGGATAGTATCCATGCCGCAAACATGATGAACTGCAACCACCACCTCGACAACAAACTCCAATATTCTTTTTTGATAAATATCATACGACCTAGCAAACGCTTTGCGAAGTGGGTGAAAAAAGAAAAGGATGGAGATCTCGAAGCGGTTGCAGAGTATTACGGTTATAACCGCCGTGCTGCCAAGGCAGCTCTTGATATCCTCTCCTCTGAACATATAAAAATAATAAAGAAAAAGATTCAGAAGGGTGAAACATGAGTGTTTTAGAAAGTTTAATTGAAGTGAGGCTCGGCGAAGAGGATGATTTCCTAAAAGTTCGTGAAACTCTGACTCGTATCGGCGTGGCTTCTCGTAAGGACAAGACTCTTTATCAGTCTTGCCATATCTTGCACAAACAAGGCAAATATTATATCGTCCACTTTAAAGAGCTCTTTGCTCTTGACGGTAAACCTTCAGACTTCTCTGAAGAAGACAAAGGTCGAAGAAATACAATAGTCAAACTTCTCTCCGACTGGGGATTGATCGCTGTTGTTGATCAAGAAAAGATCACAGAGCCTCAGACTCCATTGAACCAAATTAAGATCCTTCCATTCAAAGAAAAAAATGAATGGAGTCTCGTGACAAAATATAATATAGGAAGAAAGAAATGAGCAATCCAGTAAGGTTTATAGAATTTATTAACGAAACAGGTGGCAAGTATCTTGTCAATCTCGATCTTTTAATTGGTGTGGTTGAGCATCGTGGAAAAGTGATGATTCGTACAGTCGATGATCGCGGTTCTGATGCCATTCTCGACACTATCGATGAAGTGATTGAAAAGCTGGCAGCGTTTAATATCCCAATTATTAAATAAGTTATTGATTTAAATCAAAACTAAAACGCGCTTGGATGATTCTGAGCGCGTTTTTTTGTGTACATTATTGTCAAAACATTGTATCCTGGGTATATGATGATGAAAGGAAATATTGACATGCTTACTCTTCGTGATATCAATGCCGCCACCAACAGCCGCGATGGTGACATCTACTCTGATTTGTACAAGGACGTATACGGTAGCCGTCCTCGTCACGCCGAGTTTGCGTCGATCGAAGAGTTCGATACCGACTTCGAGGCTCTTTCGCACATGCTTGATAAGCAGATCGAGAGCGAAGCTGAATATCAGCAGATCTACTTCGACAAGTTTGTTGCTCGCGTTGAAGAGACGATGCAAATCGTTCAAGGTACAACTCGTGAACGCGCGATCGAGATCATCGCCGAAGCCGAAGGTATTCGCGCCGCAGAGTTCGAATTCTACGGACTCGAGATTCTTGAGCATGAACTCAATCTCAAGTATGGTTCTATCGCTCGATGGTTGTCTGAATAAAATCATCCATACCGAAAATACCGGTGTACAAATATCTAAAACCGGTGTAAGATGATATTATCAGTTGAAAGGAATATATTATGACTCTTACCATTGAACAAATTGAAAACACTTACAATGCGCCGGCCGAAGGCCTTGCCGATAGCTATTATCCCGTTCTGGCCTATTGGATTCCGATCGAAAAACTCGAAGAAGTCCGTGCCGCTTATCGTGCCTCCGATACGACTATCCGTATTCGTTATCGTGGCCCTCGCACCGTCGCTATCGGCCGCGAAATGACTCGTACCGATAAGACTACTTATCTTCGTTCGCGCCACCGTGCGATGCAAGACTGTTTGATTGCCGACGCGACTCATTTCACTGTTTATGACTACACCGCGCGATAAATTAAATATATAGTATACTACGGAGGTGAATATGGAAGTTGAATTGTTTGCATTTCCTACAATGGAAAATCCGAAGGCTGTAGAAGATACATTCTGTGATCTTCTGAACGCAAAACGTAGAGGCGAATCTCTTCCTGTCGAAGCACTCGATTGGATGGATACCGCCAACAATTGGTTGTTGGAGTCGAAGTAATGCCAAATGAAGCGAAAGGTGGTACGTTTGCACCAGCAGACATGGAGTTGCTCAAGCGAGCTCTTCATTGTTACAAGGATATGCTTACACGTATCGAGGAAAGCGAACGCACGACTTCTCCAGAGTTGACGCAGGTAGCCAACCTCCTTCATCGAATAGGTCGTATAGCCTAAAGTTAATGCGCCGTTAGCTCATCTGGATAGAGCGCGAGACTTCTAATCTTGAGGCAGCAGGTTCGAGTCCTGCACGGCGCACCATACTCCTGTAGCTTAAAGGTAGAGCGGCCGGATTTATATCCCGGAGCCCAGATTAGGGGACGGTCTTGGTTCAAATCCAAGTAGGAGTACCATGTCACGGTGGCAGAGTGGTCGAATGCAACGGATTGCAAATCCGTAAAGCCGCGGGTTCGAATCCCGCCCGTGACTCCATTTTTGAGTACGTAATATGATTGAAGAAGCAAAGAAGGCGATTTTAGATTCGAGTCAGAGTTCATCAATCTATATTGGTTGTGACTCGATTCGTTTTCGAAAGAATAAGCAGTGGTATGCCAAGTACAGTACTGTCGTGATTGTCCATATGGATTCGAAGAAAGGCTGCCGCCTCTTCCACGAATCGATTGATATGCCTGACTATGGTAACCTGAAACAGCGTCTGCTGACTGAGGTCCAACATGCTGTCGCGACTGCCACTGAAATCATTGATGTGATTGGTGATCGCCATTTGGAGATCCATCTTGACATCAATTCTGATCCAAAGCACAAGTCGAGTGTTGCCGTGAAGGAAGCACTCGGTTGGGTGAAAGGTTCTCTTGGCCTCGACGCGAAGATCAAGCCTTCTGCTTTTGCTGCTACTCATGCTGCTGATCACGCTGTACGTCATTTAAATTGAAAACAAACATGTACAATTAAGCGCGAATCGTGTAGAAGGGGTATAAATAAGAGTTCATTGGTCTAGTAGCTCAGTTGGTCAGAGTACTCGCCTGTCACGCGAGAGGTCGAGGGTTCAAGTCCCTTCTAGATCGCCAAGTTATGTCGGTGAAGCATTAAAGTGATGCGTCAGTCTCCAAAACTGAAGAACACGGAGCGTTACCGTGCACCCTCGCCAGTTTGTTCTTTCTCATTGTTGTTCGCGTCTATAGCTCAGTTGGTAGAGCACACCCCTGATAAGGGTGAGGTCGTAGGGTCGGAGCCTACTAGACGCACCAAATTGGAAGCGTGTCAGAGTGGTCGATTGATCTAGTCTTGAAAACTAGCGTACCTTCGCGGGTACCGTGGGTTCGAATCCCACCGCTTCCTCCACTGCGGAAGTAGCTCAGTGGTAGAGCTTCTCGTTGCCAACGAGATGGTCGGCGGTTCGAATCCGCTCTTCCGCTCCATGGCCCGGTCGTCTAGTGGCTAGGACACCGCCCTTTCAAGGCGGAGAAGCGGGATCGAAACCCGTTCGGGCTACCAAGTTTGGAGTATATTATGAATTTTGTGATACCAAAACATATGAACGGCGAGCAATCTAAATTGGCTGCTAAAATTGTGATGGCAGAAAGAGATATTCAATTAGCCAAAGCAAAACTCTTTGGCGCTAAAAATCGATGGAATAGATTATATTCGGAACGTGGGCAGGACGGTAATGCAACGCACTGCTAATGCGTACAACCTGTAATGGGTTGACAGGGTTCGACTCCCTGACGTTCCGCCAAATTACGTGGTTTGTTTGCATAGAAAAGAGATGAGGCCGACCTCATGTAACCCCATCGAGCAAACAGTAATACAAAGCAGCGGGGACTGTTCCACACCGAGTTGAGGGTAATACTAGGGCAATATCAGACGGTATGTGCGTATGCAGGTGTCGTGAGGTGCCGTGCAATCGGCGGGGTCTGATAACAGTTTATGGTGGTCGAGGTGTTAATGGATACATGCTGGATTGTGAATCCGGAGTTGCGGGCTCGATACCCGTCGATCACCCCATTTTGTTGTGTACATTAATTCTTTTTTGGTTTAAGATGGATCTATAATCAGAAAGGAAACAAAATGCTCAACTACACTCTCACCATCCGCAATGCTAAAACCAATAAGGTTCTTCGTAAGATTGAGTATAAGAACCACAGCGGTCATGCTATGATGGATGAATGCTTCTATTGGAGACAGCATTATCGGAATAAAGGAATTCAGATTACCACAGATTGGTAATCAATGGGGATATAGTCCAATGGCAGAGACAGGGCACTTAAAATGCCTCCAGTGTGAGTTCGACCCTCACTATCCCCACCATTTATTTTTATTTCGATGCGTTTTTTTAGTGTACATTTTATCATATCTTTGGTAGTATGAATAATAAGCTAAAGGAAATTGTTATGGAAATATTTGCATTATTAGGTGAATGGGACTACGAAGGTTCTGTGCTTCTCGGCGTGTATGCGTCGGAAGATGAAGCGCGGACTGCCCACGGTGTGTATACTCGTGATGGCGATCGGTTCATCCAGCGCTACTATGTCGAACGTCGTACTATAGGTGCGCCAGTAGATTCCGATGAGTATCGAATCTACATCGCCTAAATTTTAATGGACGGTTAGCTCAGTAGGTAGAGCAACGGGCTTTTAACCTGTAGGTCCTGGGTTCGAACCCCAGATCGTCCACCAGTTTGAAAGATATATTATGAAATACGAAGATTGGATTTTACTTCCATTACCAGAGTCCCCTCTCGTACCGAACAAAAAGTACAGAGGTAGTAAAGTGACTTGGTCTAGTGGTGCAGTAGCATACTATTGGGTAATGTATCAGTTTTAATTTAATGGACCATTAGCTCAGTTGGTAGAGCGCGGGACTCTTAATCCTTAGGTCGTAGGTTCGAATCCTACATGGTCTACCATTTTTGGGTCGGTAAAGCCGGTGGCTCCGGCAGTCAGACTGTAAATCTGATCCGTTCGCGGGGGAGGATCGATACCTCACTGGCCCACCAAATTTAATGCCCCTTCCTCTAATGGTAAGAGCGCGGACTTTGAATCCGTCAATCTAGGTTCGAGCCCTAGAGGGGCATCCAAAAATAATTACGAGTGCATCGACTTAAGTTGTATATATAGATAGCAAGTTTAAACGGGGATTAGCACAGTCTGGTAGCGCGCCTGCTTTGGGAGCAGGAGGCCGTAGGTTCGAATCCTACATTCCCGACCATTTAATGCCCTTATAGCTCAGTTGGTAGAGCAGTTGATTTGTAATCATCAGGTCCGGGGTTCGAGTCCTCGTGGGGGCACCAGAATAAAGCGGGCTTGGTATAATGGTATTACGCTAGCCTTCCAAGCTGACGACACGGGTTCGATTCCCGTAGCCCGCTCCAGAATATACCAGCGTAGCTCAGCGGCAGAGCAGGAGGCTCATAACCTCGAGGTCATTGGTTCAAGTCCAATCGTCTGGTACCAAATTTGGGGGATTAGCTCATTTGGGAGAGCGTCTGATTTGCATTCAGAAGGTGAGCGGTTCGATCCCGCTATCCTCCACCAGTATAGACTTCCTCTGCTGAACCCCGAGAAGTTGTGCGGAAATAATTTGCAATACATTTCTTCACATGGGAAGATACAGCGTCCGGACGTAATGTATCAAGGCACACTGTAGGAAGTCGCTCGCCTTTGTAGCTCAGTTGGTAGAGCAGTGGTTTGAAGAACCACGTGTCGGGAGTTCGAATCTCTCCAAAGGCACCATGCTCCAATGGTGGAATGGTAGACACGCTAGTCTTAGGAACTAGTGCGCAAGCGTGGGGGTTCGAGTCCCTCTTGGAGTACCAAGTTTAATGCCCGATTAGCTCAGCGGTAGAGCAG